TTCTTCACTCAACACATATTCACTGCCAACATTTGAATAATCTAATGGATCGTTCATGTTGTTTGTTTTTTAATTAATTTTGACTAAATCCAAAGCGTTGCATTGCTCTTTCTCTATGTGGACCCATTTTTGCAACACCACTTCTAGCAGAAGTTCCAAATGAATCACGTGCATCTCTATTTGCTCCAGGGTTGCCAGCAAGAACTGTAGTATAAAGATCTTCTAAAGTAGCACCTTGTGTGGACATACCTGCTTTTGCAAATCTATCCTGGAAGTATCTCTTCACAGGACCACGTAATTGTTCTTCAAAAGACATGCCTGGTACTACACCATAAGCAGCTCTTTCTGGTCCACCGAATTGAATCAAACCTCGATAATTACCACCTTCGCCACCAACAATACCTGGATCATAAGTACCGCCAGTTTCAAATCCAATAATAGTAGCAAGATCAATAGGGCTTACACCTAACTCTCCAGCAACCTCTACAAGTGCATTTGTCTGTTCAACAGGTGCAACTCCAGTACCAGTCATACTAGCTCTCAAAGGACCAGCTGTACGTGTAATGTGCGCCGCACCACGAAAAAGTCTAGTTTCAGACATTCTATCAAAATCTGTAAATAGTTTTTGAACTGAAGGTACTTGATCAAAGATAGCTTCTTCAGCTGGTGAGGGTGTTATCAACTTTCTATTCGTACCATACTTTTCATTAGAGGCTTGAATCTGTGCATTAATAGCAGCTATAGGGTTTATTCCTGCAAGTTTAGAAGCATATTGAATATTTACTGGAATCTTAAAAGTACCATTATCAGCATAATAAGAATTTATAGTAGTTTCAATTTGAGTTTCAGACAATACAGCATTTGGTATACTAAAGATACTACCAACGTTTGCATTATTTTTTAAAATAAGTTTATTTAATTCATTGCGTTGTTCTTGAGAACTAGTTGATAATGCTTGAGTAGTGCCTTGAATGTTTGGGAAAGTTGGTTTATTAAGTGCACCTGTTTCTGTATAAAATTTGTTTGTTTTATCTGTTGCACCTTTAGCAACATAATCTGTAAGCTGTGCATAAGCTTGATCAGCAGCTGCATCAACAGGAACACCTTTATCAACTAAAGCTTTAAAGAAATATTTGTATTCATTTTTAAGAGCATTAGTTACCATAATAGTTGTACCAGAACCTGGTCCTTCTACAGTAGGATCAAACTTTGTTAATGTCTTAGCTTCAGAAACTAAACTCTTCTGCATTGCAGCATACTTAGGACCATACTTAGCTGTTTCTTGTTCTTTTAATGCTTTAATAGCAGCGAGTTGTAATTTAGGGTTTTCAATAGCATCGACAAACTCTTTGTCTAACGTTTGGGTTTTAGCTCTAGTTTGAATAGCTGCTACTTCAGCATCGTAGTTTTCTTTTAACGCTGCTTTCTTTGCTCGTAAATAACCACTAGGTAATGATCCATTAGGGAATCTTTCATAGAATTCTCTTTCAAATGTTGCAGCACCTGCTAAGTCTCCTTGTGCGTCAGCATTTTCAAAGTACTCTTGCATTTGTGGTACAGCACTATCAGCAAAATCTTTGGCTGCTAATTTAGCATTATTACGCTCAACACGTTTGTAGTCTTCCTGAGCCTTACGTCTAGCAGTTAAAGCATTTTGATAACGTTGGCTATTACCACGTTCTTCAAGAACAGTCTTTCCACTAGATGTAAGAATTTGAGCGTCTAGTTCTTCTATTGAATGTCGAAATGAACCATCAGCATTTTGAGCAGAGTATAATTTAAAATAATTATCTAAAGCACCTTTTGTACCAACCTTAGGGTTTTTTACATCTAACCTAAAGGCCATATCAAGTTGACCGCTAGTCCTTAGGTCTTCTGCTTGTTGAGTAAGACCAGTATAGACTCTATCAGTTGCAACAGCTGCTGACCTTCGTATCGAAGTAGAAGTAAAGTCATCAACAAACTTATTAGACCTTTCTAAAAAGCCAGGTTCAAGGTCATTAATATTTAAACCAGTTGATCCATACAAAGCATTCTGTACTTGACCCAGTACAATACGCATTTTATCAGGATCGCTCTGTGCTTCTATACCAGAAAATTTATTACCTGCTTGATCAGTAAAAGCCTCTTCAGTACTTTGAAGTGCTCTATTAACAAGCAGTGGAGTTTGTTCTATAATAAGTTCATTATAGTAACCCTTTTTCCAATAGTAACCTCTACCAGGATTAGATGCAAGACCTTTAGCTGTTTCTAAAGGTGAGTCAAAACCTAAAGCACCGTCCCGCATAAGCGTAGCGTCTAATTGTTCTGTTTGAACAGGAATTTGACTTTCAGCTATTGCAAAATTATTTTTTAGTTCAGGACTATTAAGATACTCTTGACGACGGAATTGAGCACCTTCTGCAGTCTGATCCTCAATCATCTTTTTGGTTCTTTCAGCAGCCACCTTGCCGGCAGTTACACTGAAATCAACTAATGATTTTACTGTTGACTCAATTGCTTTAGCATTAGCATCAGCTTGTTGTAGCTTTGTTTTTTGTTCAGCTTGGATGCTTAATTGTTCACTTTTTAAATTAGCCTGTACAATTTGCTGATTTCTTTCTCGTGCACGCATTTCATAAGCAGAGTTTTCCCGCATTGCTTGCAGATTCTCTCGCCGTTGTTGATTTGTAGCGTCACGTTGTTTTTCTAAGTTACGGATTACCCGGTTACTTTCTTCTTCCATTCGAGCAATACCAGCCCTACTAAGTTGAATAGGTTGGAATCCTCTTGGTTTTGTAGCGGGTTGGTATTGTAGTCGTGCCATAGTTAGTTAATTAATTAAGGAAGAAATGATGATGTACTGCCTGCAAGATTACCAAGAGGGGAGGTTCCTCCAAAAAGTCCCGATCCACCAAATAAAGACCCACCACCAACGCCAATACTACCGCCAGCAAGAGTACCAAGACCGCCACCAAGCGCTGGAGCAGCAAACCCAAGAGCTTTAAAAGCAGCTGCACCAGGACCAAGTGCAAACGAAGCTGCTTGCAATGCTAAAGGTGCTACCGCTGCAAAACCTGTGTCTACACGTGGCCCTTTAGGAATGTATACTTCTCTCATAACTGGTGCAACAAATTCACGTTCTGGTGTCATTTGTGGTTCAGGTGCATAATCAAATTCTTCAGGGAATAGGTTGAGGTTTGCTTCAGCTTGAAGATTGGCTTGCATTTTTTGCAGTTGAATCTGTTGGATGTTACGACCCGCTTGGCCTGCAGCACTACGCATATTAGCCTCAAGAATTCTATTGTTATATTTAACTTCTTCTTTAGCTGCGTTAATACCAAGTTCAATCATATCTAAATTAAGACCAACCTGTGTTTCACCAAGACTAGCATCAACTCCTACTTTTAATAAATCTACAGCAGCTTTATTTCTAGAACCAGATAAGCTTGCATCAAGAGCAACTAAATCACGAAAAGATTCAGCAGCAGTAGATTGTAAGGTTTTTTTACGTGATACACCTGATTGACCTAAGGCAGCTCTACCACTTTTTTGTAAACCTTCTACAAACTTAGCTTCTTTTTCAAAAGTATTTTTTGTAGTAGCTTGATTTAACTGTTGTTGGATAGATTCATTACTAATTCTACGATTACTTTTGATACCGTATAATTTAACACCTTGCTCTAATTTCTGAATGCCGCCCCTTTTTATCTCATTCATTAAATCAGCGTGCATAGCTTCACGTTGAAACGCTTGCTGTAGGGCAAGGTCTTGGAGAGAAGCTTGCTGATCACTAATTGCTAATGTTTGAGCTTGCTCATTAAAACCAGTTTGTCGATTATAAATGTCTTGACTTTTTTCGTAAGAAGCTAAAGATTGTGCATATTGATAATCTTGAATTTGCTTACCATACTCCCAGTTAGTAAGGGCAGTTTCATATGCATACTCACGTTCTGCATAATAATTTGCTTTTTCTGCGTTATGTAGATCTTTATTGTATAAATACTCGGTACGGGCTGCACTTTTCCCTGCTTTTCTAGCATCTCTTTCAGCAGCTCTTGCTTCTTTGTTTCTGTCCCTGCCTGTAAATATATCAGTCCATGACATAATTAAGTCCTCCTATAGAATCGTGGTGAATAAATACCTTCCCATGTCATTGATACTAACGATACAGGGTATGGAAAATTGCTTGTCACTTTAAGTTCAAAATTAGTATTACGTTGATGGATTGGTATAGTGAATTGATGTTCTTGTGCTATAGGACTACTATCTGCTATGTAAGTATTAGCATCAGTTACATACTCTACATTTTTCCATTCATCAGAACCACCTGCTTTTACTTTAAATAAAATTGGACCTGTTCTACCAATAGAAAATATAACTCTTGATATAGTTAATGTAGCTGTATAATCAGATGTAATAGAATCGTTTTTTTTATAAAAAAATTTAGGTAAGATCACTTCAAAATCATAACCATAACCTATAACAATGCCATCAGCATAGCTTGTATAGTCACCTTTAACTTCAAAGTAACGGTAACCTGTACCAATTTCAGTACGTTCAGTAGCAGTTAAATAAAAACCAGCATCAGCATCAACTGCTGCACTTGTCCCTACATCTGCTGTTGGTACACTAAGAAGCATAATAGCTTCCTTTTGTGATATTGGTGTGTAGGGTGTATAGATTTTAGTAACCTCATTAGTGGCATCATACACCACCGCATCGACATTTGTGGCAGGCTTGACGGGCCTTGCAGCCATGTCTAGGCATGTATTACCACTAATACTTGTAGCACCTACCTCAGAGCTTCCTGTGGGGATCTCATCAAGAATTATTTTACCTATTGTATATTCATCTTCATGCTGAGAAATAATAACTACAGAATCATTGATAATCTTTGCAGATTGGATAGTTCCTGGTAGCTGCCATTTAGTCCATGCTTGGAATAAATCTTTCTCACCATTATTATAAAATCTATAGAGGTATAGATAAGATGTAGCAGAATCAATTAATAGTATAGCTGAGTTTTGTGGGCTAACACTTAAATCATCAATAGTATCTGGAAGCCATTCAAGTACAACTTTACTGATATCAACAACAATTGGATTTTGTTCTACATCACGTAGTTGTAAACTAAACAATTTACTATAACCAGGAACTCTATTTATAAAAGCTGTAGTAACACCAACATCAACAGGTGATATGTCAGTTGCCATTTCATAATTAGATAGTGCTCTAATTATGGTTGTAGTGGGGGTAAGTGTACTGGAATCTGTAGCCAATACTTGAAACTGTTGTCGTGCACTAAATAACATCAAACCTTGCGGAGATGGTAATACGTCAGATAGAATAACAGGTCTGATACTAGCTACATTTAAATCAATAGGATCCGAATCAATTTGAGTTAAAGCTGACTTAACAAAAAAATTATAGTTATCATTAGCTACCCCAAAGAATACGTTGTCTTGTGATAACAAGCCAAATCTATTAGAATAAAAAAATGTAGTTGTAATCTTATTACCAATAAAAGAAGGTAATGGGCTGGTAGTATCGTTACCTGCTTGGCGTGCTGACCATGTAATAGGATTAAATGTAAATGTTGTTGGTCCTGTATTCTCTAGCTGATGTGGCATAGTAGATGCATCTAATCCAGGAGATACATCACGAGCTATTGTTTCTTCCCAATATCCTCTACCTCTATTTAGTGCAGTATCATATGCAACAAATTGTAAATGATAATCATCTTCAGCATTAGTTGTATTACTAACTGTTACGTGATGGCCACCGAAAGATTCTAAAGGAAGTTTAGAGGCATCAGCTACGTCATCTTCAAATGCTTCTATAGCAACGTTATTTAGACCACCTTTAGCTTCAATATCAAAGGCAACTGGAGTACCAGTAACGGCACTATAATCAGTTATAACTGCATTAGAACCTGTACTACGTTTAATAACAAGACTATCAGGATAACCTTCTAAATACCATCTACCAGCAAAATCTGCATTACTTGCTGAATGTTGTGCTTCAATAACACTTTTAATTTTATCGACAAGATGATGGTTTATGTTTACATCACTAGCATCGTACAACAACATGTCATCAAATGTTGTACTGTTTTGACTTGTTACCTCAGCCTCTACATGCTGAATAGTAACAGTATACACATAAGTATCTACGAGTGTATTGAGTTTAAGAGTCGCAACAGTCTTAGGGGTATAAGTACCGTTAGCCTGCATTGCAGCAGTAATAGTTTTGTTGGTAATGATTGTAGTATCTTGAATGCTACGAAAATGATAATCATTCTTAGTAGTACCAGTTAGATACGAACTGGCATTGTTTGTGACAGTACACCAAGTACCATCAGCAGCTGTCCAAACATAAATATTTGCACCTTTAATAGCACCAATATATGAACCAGCTGCATCACGTTCAATAAAGAACCATGAAGCACCGTCTAATTCAGACTTAGTAAATTCAGTACCATTTGCTTTTTTCAATACATTAGTATGCTTCATTCCTGGTCTTTTTAATAGACCATAGGTAGGATCGGGATAACCGTTAATGCATTCAGTTACTTGTCCTAATAATTTTTTGTCATCATTTTGTCGTGAGACACCACCAAGAAAGTTTGGTATTAACTGAGTTACTGCTGGCATTAGCGTTGTAAAGTATGGAACGGTTGGTAGCTTTGATAGAAATTACCACCTTTAGGAGCACCAAAGAATGAGTAATCACCTTGATTACATTCGTATTCTAAAGCTGTAGACTTAGCAAAGGCTTCTTTTTGTATTAGCATTTGATATTGATTAGGATCACCAATAATTCTACTAGACACAATTGCAGCTGCTCTTGCAATGATAAAAGATTGAATGACAGTAGGGATACTAGGCCAATCAAAATACCAAATAACATCTACGTATAAGGTATCGTCAGTCCAGGTAAATGAATGAGCAGTTTTATCATAAAGTTTGCCTTCACGATTAATGCTATCTCTATCCATGTTTTGTGTATAAGTTCTATTCAAATCCATATGGAGTATATTATTAGCAATAATTACTTCGTTGGATGAGTCAGGTGTAATAGGATAGTCGTATTCTTTATTAAAAGACCAGCCTTCTGATTGTATTTCGCGAGACACTTCTCTTAGAGTGTTGAGTGCAATCGCAACGTCCGGGTTGGTTTGTGATTCAATTCTACTTGTAGCAATAGACTGTGTTAAGATCTGACTAGAAACAGTCTGAGAAATATTAACAGTATAATCATATGTAACAGGGTCTGTAGCTGGAGATACCTCTACACCTGCAACGGCAATAGATGTACCAACAGTTACACCAGGTCCACCAATATAGGTGCCGACTGGGATATTAGCTACTGTAGTAGTTAGAGTGGTGCCGGAAATAGAACCAGTAAAGCTTGAAACTTCATTCAGTACGAAAGTTTCATCAGTTGTCAATGTAGTGACAGGAGCCTGACCAACTGACGCCAGGATCTGATTAACAGCTTGTAGCTCAGTATTGGAGCCAGTAGTAGGGAAGGCCATAAATTGATAATGAGTATTATTCTCAATAAAGAATTAAAAAAAAGGAGCCTCCGAAGAGACTCCCGTTGGATATAATAATATCAGAATGTAGTAGGAGCAGTAGCGCCAACATACAATTCAACACTAGCAGCAGGGTTGAGGTAATCACAACCGCAAGCCAAGCGACCGAGCATAACATCACCCTGGTAAACCACGGAGACATCACCACTGGTTACTTGAACCTGAGGACCAATTGCTTCAACCATACCGGCAGCTTCTTTCTGGAAGATAAGACCACAGGACTTAGAACCGAATTCGGCTCCAGTACCATAATCATTATTGATACCAGTTTGAGCATCAGAAGCATCTTCAAGGGATTCACCCACGAAGTCACCAGTATTGCCAGGTGCAGTTACACCAGTTGTACCACCGTAAGCAGTACCATACTTGCCAAGGAAAGGAATATTCATTGACTTGTAGATCTTGATACCAGCAATCTCGATGATGCCATTACCAGACTGCAAGGCAGTACCTTGTGAGTCACGATTCACCAGACCGTTGGAACCAACAGCTTGGATCAATTCGTAGTACTGACGAGGGTTAAGGACGGCAACACGGCCATCGGAAGTAACACCTTTCTCATCAAGAGCAGCAGCTGCATCATAGAATGCAGATACCAAGTTAGCAGCAACGTAAGCATCAGAATCATTGGTAGTTGCACCAACACGAATCTGTGTACCACCGGGCTCAACATAACCAGTTGCACTGATAGGAGAAGCCTTACGTGCACCACGTGCAATAGCACGGAATGCAAGACGGTCATACTTTTCTGCAAGAGCGTAGCCGATCTTACGTGAGATCTCAGA